AAGACTTGCTTTACACTCAGGTCTTAAATTATTCCAGTTATGTGTTTTTGTGTGTAGTTCTAATTTATTTTTGTAGTAATCTTCTTCAAAGAAAATATCATTTGTAGTATTTGCAACAACTGATCCTATGTTTACACACAACTTATCTTTGTCTTGATTAAACACACTCCACATATCAAACAGTGTGCTTTGTGTATTTTCACAGTAAACATTGTTAATAAAGATATCAACATCACGTAAATGATCAAATGCTTTTGCAGTATCTCTTACATCGCATGACCATTCTTCATTTCTATCAAGCAGTACCCAAACATAATCATTTTTGTATAATTCGTAAAATGCTTTTCCAATTCCTGCTTTGTGTCCTGTTAATCCTACTTGCATAAAGCATCTCCAAGTTCAGGAAATATTTTAGTGTAGTCTAATCCACGTTGTTCATCAAGCACTCTTATGTAATCAAGTGTTTGAGGTAACTTTGCTGACCAGTCTTCTTCCATCATATATTTTATTAAACCTTCCCAACGTACTCGGCCCATTGGGTGTTGAATCCATTGTGTGTTAAATTTTTGTCTGTCTATAAATGCTTCAATACGTTTTTTAGCAAACTGTTTGTACTCTTCTGGTAACACTCGTACATTTAGATAAGACGGAAAATATACAAGGTGTGTACTAATCATTCCGCCTTGTGTTTGTGCATTTACTTTACTAAACCTTTGATCAAGTTTCCATTCAGCAAGTTCATCAAGGTGTGCTACATTAAACATCTGTACTGCTGATGCTATGTTGATATTAATATTTGCATTACTTGAATCAAGTATTTTTATATTCTTTTCAATGTCTGCCCATTTGCTCGGATAACGTATGTAATCATTCTTTTCACCATACGCATCAATACTAAAATTAAATGTTACTTCCTTAAAGTGTTGCCATAGTACAAATAGTTCAGGTTTTAATACAAGTCCGTTACTGTTATATCTAATGCAACAATTTTCAGCATGGCCTTCATCAACCATAAATTGTAATATGTTATAGTGTTCAGGAATCATTAGAGGCTCGCCGCCTGCAAAATATAATTCTTTAATATGCTGTGCTTGGTCTTTCATAGAATCTAAAAACGATCCTTTCTTATACCAAGTGTAATCAAAGTCCTCATTCCAACTTTGATCATTAATTAACTCTTTGTTTGTGTACTTAGGATGATTTAGTTTCCATTCTTTAATCCAACTGCTTGAATCATGTGGACTACACATAACACATTTAAGTTGACATACATTACCTAAACGTAAATCAAAGTAAGGAACATTAACAGGCAAGTTACCTTGTTCATCTGTTTTTTCTACAATGCTATCTATGTCTAAACGTTGTTTCCATACTTCTGTTTCCCATTGACGTTTACTAACAATACCTTTGCTTTCTTCTGCAAAACATTTGCGACAACTTTCTGGGATTTCATCATTTAACATTTGCAATCTTGTTCGACGCATGTGTTCACTATTCCATACTTCTTCAATAGTGTGTTCACGCAAGTTCATACTGACTCCGTCTTTCTTAACAAGTCCTGCTGTCTTATCATCTTCTATACCTGCACCTGATGCATTAGCAGTACAACAAACTCTAACATCACCGTTAGGTCGTGTTGCTAAATGTATCCAAGGTAAAGGGCAAAATGTTTTAGACATGTTCTTTCCTTTCAAACTGTGCATTTAGTTTGTCAAAATTTCCACATTGCTTTGAACATTCTTTTATACCAGTTGAAGTCCAACAACTACTAATTTTGTTAAAGAAGTTACTGTCAAATATTTCTTTCAAGGACTGCTTGTGTAGGTTAGGAAACTTACCTATCTTTACCATATAATCTATACGTTGTGCTGAGTGCTGTGGTATCCATTCTAAGTCTAACCAACAACAAGGACTAACATTACCATTTGCACTAATATACATTTGATTATCTTGTTTTGCTTTACAAGTAATTGTAGGTAGTATTTCTTGCATTGCTTGTTTTGCAGGCTCGATCATTTCAAGACTCTTTCTTGACGGCAATAAGGTATGTGTGATATTGTAGTTGTCATCAAGTACGTCAAACTTACCATCTTTAAATCTTGTAGTGTGCTTAATACTAAATCCTTTGAATCCTAATTCTTTACTCATTTTTTCACAAGTATCAACTTGATGTTCGTTGTGTGCAAACACTAACATATCCCAACGTGCATCTCCGCCTACGTGTATAAACTGTGATGCATTGTTAATAATCTTTTCCCAGTTAGTATTAATTCTATACAATGCATGTGTGTCATTTAACCCGTCAATACCAAATACAACTTTTACTTTTAGTTCTGCAAGTCCACGCCACCATTCTTTAGTTCTACCACTTCCGTTAGTGTGCATTTGCAATGTCATTTCTGAATTATTTTCACGCAGGTATCTAAAAATTTTTAATGTATCTTTTGCAACAATAGGATCTCCTAAGTTTCCACACATATTAAGAAACTTTAGTTGTTGTACAAAACTTATAGGAAACCATTCTTTGAAAGTGTCAATAGATATTTCTTCTAAATCTAAACCCTCAAGTAATGGACCGCCATGTAATCTACGTGGACACATTGGACAACGTGCTTGGCACTTAGAAGTAACTTCTAAATGTATTGACGTTATGTCCTGATAATTATACATTACTTCTGATTCATCCTTTCAAGTGTGCTTTGAATAGTATCTGGATTTAAATCAACATTTACAATTAACCAATAACTATCATTAAAACTACTGTTGAATAGATAGTGCATTTTTAATGTATCTACAAAGTAAAGTCTACCTGGTTCCCAATGTAGTGTTTTATCTTCTAATACAAAATTAAAGTACGGAGGATTAACATTACGTAAAGGCATAATCAATCTAAAACTGTCTGCTTTACCCGAATGGTAGTTCCAATCTCTGTGTGGAGGAAAGAATCCTCCTGGACCAAACTTTAAAAAGTGTGTTCTATAATAATCTTTGTCCCAAGGTTTAAGTATATCATGTATTTGTTTGTTTAGTACAGGAGTTGCTACGTTAAAATCTTTTTCATTGTATGATGTTTTGTTTTCTTTATTGTACTCGTATAAACTATCTAAATCAATACCGTTGAATGTACCGTCTGAACTTGTAACACTTAATCCCCAACGATTAACATCTTTACGTGGATTATATTTTTGCCATTCAAAATCATTAGCCCAAGCAATTAACATTTCTGGATCAGTTGTTACGTCTAATTCGATATGCTGACCGTATTGTGTAAGTCTATGTATCATTTCTTTTTCCCTATAACCATAAATCGTTTGTACTTAGGTAATTGAATCTCATCTTTTACTTCTATCTCCAACATACTTTTCCTTGCAAATTGATCTAAACTGTCATAGCAATTAACATGCTCTTCTAATTCGTAGTAATCATTACTTTGCACAATAACCTGTGCGGAATCTGGTACATTGTTTAACCATTGTTTGTATTTTTTATGAGTAATGTGTTCGCAACTTGTGTTGATAACAATATAAGGCTCTGTTTCATATTTGTAATCTACCATATCACAAGTCACTGCTTCAAACTTACCTTCCATTTCGTATCTCTTGTTTACTGTAGTTGCAATTTCCTTGCATACAGGATCAACATCAACACTTATAATTTTTTTAACACCTACTTCGCTGTTGAATAGCATACTTGCCAGTAATCCGTTCCAGCCTCCGTGTATAACTATTTCAGCATTACGTATTAATTTGTTCTTTTCTGAGATAGTATTAATCAACCATAACTTAGATTGTATTTGACCACCCCAAAAAGTTTCTAATGTACGATCTTTATCTTCGCTATTGCGAATTGCGTCCATCCAGAACTTAATATCTTGAATATCAATTTTCATTTCTAATCTTCTTATTATATTTAACTGCTTCTTGAAGCAATGTAAATTCAGCATTGTACCCTTGTGCTTGGTGTATTAGTGCATCTACGTCCTTAGGAAAGCAATGGCCGCCAAACCCACGCTTTTCTGTTACATTTGAATGGCTATGTCCTATGCGTTCGTCCTCTGCAACAAATTTTCGTACTTGTTCGGAACTAACTCCTGCACTATTACAAAGATCTTCTAATTGATTAAAGAACGATACTTTTAATGCAAGGAAACTGTTACGTGCATACTTGGCTAATATTAATTCTTCAGGATCTGCTGGCTTTACTGTTATAGTTCCAAGTAGTTCTACAAAAAAGCCTGCCCAGAAGTGTGTACTGTCACCACCTAACAACACA